CACTGGCACGCTCGCCGCCACCACGGCGGTCCACACCAGCGCGCTGACCGGCAGCGAGCGGTTTACCGGCACGCTCGCCGCTACGACCACACCACAAGCCGCAGCACTCACGGGCGCCCAGCGCATCAGTGGAACGCTGGGGGCCAGCACCGCGGCTGCCACGACTGCCCTTACAGGCATGGCGCTCACTCCGGTGACCGGCACACTGGCTGGCACCACCGCCGCGCAATCCAGCGCGCTGACGGGTAGCGAGCAGCTCACCGGCACGCTCGGGGCTGCAGCGCAGCCCGCCACGGCTGCCCTGACCGGCACAGTGGCCAATCCTGTATCGGGTACATTGGGCGCCGCCACCGTGTCGGTGACGGGCGCGTGGACAGGCAGCGAGCGAATCGCTGGCACGGTGGCAGCCGCCACACAGGTCCACACGAGCGCGTGGACGGGCGCCCAGCGCATCAGCGGCACGCTCGCCGCTGCCAGCACTCCTGCGACGGCTGCTGTTACTGGCACGGTCGCCCCGCCCATATCCGGCACGCTGGGGGCCAGCACCACTCCGGCCACGGCCCTGTTGAGTGGTGGCGGCATCACCACGGGCAACCTCGCCGCCACCGCCACGGCTGCCACTGGCGCCCTAACAGGCACGGTCGTGCAGACCATCAGCGGCACGCTGGAGGCCAGCACACAGGTCCAGACGAGCGTATGGACCGGCATCGAGCGCATGGCCGGAGCGCTGGCTGGCAGCACCGCCGTTGTCAGCAGCGCCCTGACCGGCACAGTGGCAAATCCTGTATCCGGCGCGCTCGCCGCCAGCACCGCTCCAGCACGCAGCGCCCTGACCGGAACGCTGCTACTCCAGACCACTGGCAGCATGGCGGCTGCGACTGCGGCAGCCAGCGGCGCACTGGCCGGAATGGTGGCCAATCCGGTGGCTGGCACCCTCGACGCCAGCACGGCGCCCGCCAGCGCGCAGATAACAGGCAACCTGCAACTCCGTTTCTTCGGCACACTCGCCGGTTCGGCTCCTGCAGCGCAGGCAGCCATGGGCGGACTGGCGGCGAACCCGGTGGCCGGAGCGCTGGCTGGCAGCACCGCGCCAGCACAGAGCGACCTGCTGGGCGAGCACGACGCGCACCTGCTGTATCCACGGCGCATCCACGCCGTGCCGGTGGCTCGGTATCGCACGGCCACGGCGGTCGGAAGGACGCGTAGCGCCACGGCGACCGCCCAAACCCGCACGGCCACTGTTACGAGCCGTGGTCGCACCGCTACAGTGCGTCCACGGGGGGTGACCGCCACGGTGGAGGACGAATGACCGCATTGAACATGACCCGCGGCGACACCGCCGTGTGGCGTTTTACCTGCACCGACCAAGACGACGCCGTGGTGGACCTAGCCGGGGCCACCGTGACCTTTACGGCACGGCCCGACCCCATGGGCGACGTGGCCCTGGAACTAACGCTGGGCAGCGGCATCGCCGTGGTGAACCCCGCGCTGGGCCTGCTGGATGTCACCATCCAGCCCGACGATGGCCTGCAGGCCCGCACGTACAAGTGGGACCTAGAGCTGACCTATAGCCCGGAGGCCGTGTACACGGTCGACCATGGGCTGCTGCACGTCGCAGCCGATGTGACGGCACCGGGCAGTTGACCACCGTATTGTTGGTCCCTCGCCGCGAGGGCTTCGAGGATCGAGACCGCATCTGGGACTTCTGCCGGGCGTGGTGGCAGCAGCACTTCCCCGACTGGCTCATCTACGAGGGCCACCACGAGGTCGGGCTGTTCAATCGCAGCGCCGCCATGAACACCGCAGCCGCGCTGGCTGGCGATTGGGACGTGGCCGTGGTGATCGATGCCGACGTATTGCCAGACCCTGCCAAGGTGCAGGATGCGCACGACCGAGCCATCGCCACCGGACTGGTGTGCTTTCCCTTTGATGTGCGTTACAACCTGAACCCGCGTGGCACGGCCAAGGTGCTGCAGGGTCATAAGGGGAGCTGGAAAGGCTTTATAGCGCGCACATACCATCAGCAGCACAGCAGCGTGTTCGCCATCACCCGCCAGTTGTGGGACGCCACAGGCGGCTTTGACGAGGGCTTTAGCGGCTGGGGCTTAGAGGACACAGCCTTCGCCATGAGCTGCGAGGTATTCAGCGGCGGCAAGGGTCTCGATCAGCCGGGGGAGGTGTGGCACCTATATCACGCGGCTGCGCCCGAGCAAAAGCACGGCACCCCTAGTCATATGGCCAACATGGCTCGCAAGCAGTTGTATGACGCGGCGTGGCAGGCGGGCGACAAGGTGCGACTGAGGGAACTGGTGGCGCAGGGGCGCACCATTGAGCACGCCCGCCATACCGACAGCATCCCAACGACTCTGCACCGCGTGGTGCCAGCGGACACGCCGCAGCAGGCGGAGGACTGGTGGAGCGAGTGGGGCAGGCTGCACCCCGGCTGGCGTCTGCTGACGTGGCGCGACCCCATAGACCCCAACGACTTCCCCATAAGCAGCCCGCACTGGCCAGCGGAGCCAGGAGCAAGGCTGGCTGACTTGGTACGGCTCGAGGCGCTGCTAACGCATGGCGGTATCTACGTGGATATGGACATGCAGCCGTTCCGCCCGCTGGACCCACTGCTGGACCTGCAGGCGTTCGCCGCGTGGGAAGACACGCGCACCGTGCCCAACGCCATCCTTGGAGCGCGCCCCGGCCACCCGGCCATCCGCGAATGCCTTGCCTTATGCATCCAGCGGCAGCGCGGCAACGTGTGGGATGCAGGACCGGGTGTGACCACGCAGGTGCTCCAAAACAGGGCCGACGTGCTGCTGCTGCCACCCCACATGTTCTACGCTGTGCATTACAACGATCCACAAAGGGACACGCTGATGTATGGCAAGCCCAGCGCGTGGGAGTACGCTCGGCATCACTACTGGATGTCGTGGGGGCCACCAGCACGCAACAGGACACCAGCAGCATGAAGCAAGACCCATGGGAATACATCTACGAGCACGACGTATGGAACGGCGTAGAGAGCCTGAGCGGGCCGGGCAGTGGGACTGCGGCCACGGCGCCCATGGTCGAAGAGTTGCAGACGGTGGTGCGCAGCATCGATATCCGCACAGTGCTGGACGTGGCCTGTGGCGACGGCTACTGGATGCCGGACTTGGGCGTGGCCTACGTAGGCATCGACGTGAGCGCCAAAGCCATCGCCCGTGCGCGGCAACACCACCCACACCGTACGTACATCCATGGGGACTTTTTGACCACCGACGTGCGTGGCGACCTGATCATCATGCGGGACGTGCTGCAGCACCTGAGCTTGGATGTGGCCAAGGCCATGGTGCGGCGAGCGCGCCTACGTAGTGAGTGGCTGCTGGCGAGCAGTTACCGCAGCGGCAGAAACACGGGCCTGAGCTACAACGCACTCCTTGCAGGCAAGGCGTTCGATTGTGACCTGCAGCAGCGGCCCTTCAATCTGGGCGAGCCGATCGCGTGGATACCGGATGGCTATGCCTACCACGCCAACGGTGGCGTTCGCGACCGCCGCAAGTACCTCGGCTTGTGGCACTCTTAGACTGTTTCTATACCGAGGCGCACTATGGGGCGCACATGCGTCCTGTGTGGGAGGCACTCCCACCACATGCGCGGGGCACGTTTGGTCAGGCTACCGACCAAACCCACAGCGTGCTGGTCGCTGGCTATGGCGACTATAAGCGGGCCAAGGCCAAGGGCTATCAGCACATCGCGCTGATGCAGCACGGCGCTGGTCAGTCGTATGGCAACGCCGATCATTACAGTTATCCCGGTGGGCGTGGCCAAGGCGCCGTGAGCCTCTTTTTGTGCCCCAACGAATACAGCGCCCAAAAGTGGCGCGACTCATACCCCAACTCCCGCGTGCAAGTGGTGGGCAGCCCGGCAACAGAACACCTACCCAGTCGGCAGAGTCGGTCTGAGGAGCCCGTAGTAGCCGTGAGCTTCCACTGGCAGTGCAGCCTATGGCCAGAGACCATGCCAGCCTTTGGTGAGTTCCGCCAAGCCATCCTTACGCTGCCCAATGTCATCGGCCATGGGCATCCCCGCGCGATGAAATGGCTGCGGCCCTTTTACGCTCGCCATGGCGTCCCCGTGGTGGAAGACTGGCCCGAGGTGTGCCAAAGGGCGGACGTGTATGTGTGCGACAACAGCAGCACGCTGTTCGAGTTCGCCGCCACCGGGCGCCCGGTCGTGTTGATGAACAGCCGCAAGTACCGCAAGCACGTAAATCACGGCGGTCGCTTTTGGGATTGGGCCAGCGTGGGCCTGCAGGTAGACAATCCAGCCGACTTACTGCCTACGGTAAAGTTGGCCGCGAGAGACCCCAAGGGGCTCCGCAATGAGCGGGAGCGAGTAGTGCAGCAGGTGTACGCACAGGTCGCAGGGAGCACACAGGCGGCAGTGGAGGCACTACTGGCATGGAACTGTTGACCGTTAGCCAGTTCCGGCAGCACACCGAGACGGCACTGGAAGACGACGCGCTGCAACGCCTGATCAACGCTGCTGCCGCCGACATAAACGATCACTGTGGCCCGTTGGACATCAGCGACGACGAGGCTACTGCACAGATCACCTACAACGACTACGGCGTGTGGGCCTACCAGCACATCCTGCACCTTGACTTTTACCCCGACGAGATACTCAGCGTGGCCGACGTGGACACGCTGGGCACCGAGACGGTGCTGGTCGAGGGAGATGGCAACGACTGGGTGCAGGACGGACGAGTGCTGCGCCGCAATGGCCTGTGGGGGCCACATACTCGCGTGGTGTATCGCCCCCGGAACACGTACAGCCAGCGGCAGGCATTGGCCATCAAACTGGTGGATCTTGCCATCAACATTCAGCCCGGCCAAGGCTTCGCAGGCGCGGCCACATGGCAGGAGACCTTCAAAGACTACGAGCAGGAAAAGCAGCACTTGCTGTGGAGCCTGTGCGCGCCCCCGGTGTTCGCATGAAGTTCGCTACCCGTGTGGCCATCCAGCAGGGGGTCGAAGTGCGGGACGCGGCAGGCGGTGTGAGCTACACCCATGCGGATGTGCAGGGCTTAGAGAGCCTGCCCGCCACGGTGATGCCCTATACCGACGAGAACCGGCAGGAGCGGTATACGGAGGCCGAGCAGCACTACAACATCGTGCTGCAGGGTCATCACCCAGAGATCACCACCAGCATGTGGGTGCTGGCCTATGGCGAGCGCTATGAGATCGAGCGCGTGGCCACCACCAAGTTGCACAAGGTGAGCACACTCACGGCACGGAGGCCCAGCATCTAGTGCCGTACAAGGTCGTCGGTCCCAAGGGCGGGGCCGTGCTGCAGGTGGTCAACGCGCCCGAGGTGCTGGCTGCCTTTACCAAGCTCGGCCTCGTTGGCAGCAAGAAGGTGCTGCGCCCAGCCATCGCCGCTGGCGCCGAGAAGATCGCCGAGAAGTGGCGGGACGAGGCTCCCGAGGACATGGGCTACTTCAAAGAGAGCATCCAAGTCGACACCAGCGGCCAAGCCATCGGCGCGGCCCTGAGCGGCGCCGACAGCGACGAGGCGCTCGCGCAGATCTACCCGCATCCGGTGGGCGGCGTCCCCGAGGACGAGCAGCCCGCGCGCTACGCAGGCACGCTGGAGTTCGGCGGCACGCTCGGCCCCAAGCAGCACAACGCCGTCATTCCGGCCAATCCCAGCGGCAGGCGGGCCATCGCCGCGAGCAGCGATGAGTGCGTCGACGAGATCGAGAGCCACCTGCAGGCTGCGCTGGCAGCCCTTGGCTTCCTATGAGCTCACTAGCAGAGGCGGTGTACGCTCACTACAACGGCTTGTTCCCCACGGTAGGGGACCGAGTGTATCCACGCCGCTTGCCGCAGGATGCCGTGCTGCCCGCGCTGTGCTATCAGGTCATTCCGGCTGTCGGTCCGCTCAAGGTCATGAGTGACGCGCACAGCGGCCCCGTGGTGAGCAAGTACATGCGCGTGCGCATGCAGTGGGATATCTGGGCGAACAGTTACTTAGAGATGGAGCAGGTGGCCATGGCGCTGCGGCAGTCGCTGAACGCCTTCCAAGGCTACTGGGGCGACCTGTACATCGGGAGCTTTCACACGGACTTGGACTTTGACAGTTACGACCAAGAGATCGACCGTTACCGACGCATCATCGATGGGATGGTTCAATACAACGAGGTTGCGCTTGGGAGTTAGGCGCCACATAGTGCAGCACGTCCCCACTAGCACGGAGGAACCATGAGCGAAGGCATCGCGACCCTTGGCACCACGATCACGCGCAACGGCACGCCCATCGCGCAGATCATGGATATCGAGGGTCCAGATCTGAGCACCGACACCGACGAGATCACCAACCACAGCAGCGTAGATGGCGTGGAAGAGTTCCTCGTCACGATCAAGCGCACCGGCGAGGTCACCTTCCCGCTGGTGTTCAACAGCGCACTGCCCAGCCACGACCCCGAAACGGGGCTGATGCAGGCGTGGGAAGACCGTAGCCTCGACGACTACGTGATGACCTTTCCCGATGACAGTTTTTGGACCTTTAGTGCCTACGTCACCGGCTTTGGCATGGCGGCTCCGGTGGATGGCCACCTAAGTGCGGAGGTCACACTCCGGCCCAGCGGCGCTCCTGTGTTTAGCGGCGTGGCGTCCTAGTGGTACGGGGCACGAAGGTGCTGGAGGCGGTCGAGGCTCCTGCCGCCAACGGCACCTCCGAGGGCGTGCGTTACCTGACGGCGGACGACATTCTGCAGGCCAGCGACATCGTCACCGAGACGGTGCAGGTGCCTGAGTGGGGCGGGGCGGTGCGCGTTCGGGGCATGACCGGCGTCGACCGGGACAACTTCGAGCGCGCGCTCATCAGCGTGCGTGGCAAGGATGTCAGCACCAACCTGACCAACATGCGCGCCAAGTTGGTGTCTTATAGCGTGGTCGACGAGAACGGCACGCTGCTGTTCAAAGAGACCCAAGTGCTAGCGCTCGGCAGGAAGAGCGCCAAGGCGCTGGATCGCATCTACGATGTGGCCCAGCGACTGAGTGGCATCGGCAACAGCGACGTCGAGGAGCTGACCGCCGCCCTAAAAGACGCCCCGAGC